GTTGCATACTGCCAGAAAAATGGCATGGCCTTATCATGCAAATCTGTACTATCTGGCATGGGAGGAAAATCAAGTTACCAGATGGTGTTATCAATTCATTGAAATCAAACATCAATCTATCCTTAGATGATGATATCAATCAGGCAGTTGTGGATGCTTATAAAGGGATAAAACCTAGAACATGGCTGACTGCTGGTGGAGAATTCCTCACAATTCAAAGTGGATTCATGCAAGGAATTCTCCATTATTGCTCATCATTGTGGCATGTCTGTTGTGGAATCGCTAAGGATGAGCTATTTAAATCATTCTGCAGAAGAACTTTAGGAGTGAAAGTGCATACAACACAATTGTTCTCAAGCGATGATAGTGGGAAGATTATTACTGTGGCACATCATGATGAGACATCGTTGTTAGGATTAATGACTGCTGCTATTCAAGATTGCATGATGGTTGATCGGTATTATTCTGCTTGTGGAATTATCGTGTCTCCAAAAAGTGCTAGATGTTGCAGTGATGTATTCGAATTTAACTCTGAATTTTTTATCTCAAACAACTTGTATCGACCATCATTAAAATGGGTTCATGCAGCTTTTTCTCTAGTTGAGTCAGAATCAATATTTGAAAGACAGGAAGTTCTTTCAAATCTGTTAACAGAATGCTTGGAAGGTGGCTGCCCGATATTACAAAATCATTATACTCAGATCGCACAGGCCATTCTGCATTATAGATTAATGGGAATGAATATCGCTCCTCTCTTCTTTATCTTTGGGTATTTCATGGGTCAGTTACCAGATCCATCAATGGGCTTCTTCCTGATGGATAATCCAATTGCATGTGGAGTAGCTGGACTACAATACAACTACTGGAAAGTAATCAGAAAAAATCAAACTCTTGCAAAGAGGTTAGAACACTTACTAACTGATAAGGATCTGACTACAACCACAAGTGGATCACCAAATTCAGCAGTGTTGATCATGTGGGGGAAACGAAAGCGATGGGAACGATTACTAGAAAACATGGAAAAAATGCTACCAGATTGGAAAGAAAGAATTGATGCATTTCCAATTTTATTATATCGTGCCCCATCATGCTGGGAAGAAGTCATGACCAGAATGCTAGTGAAAGTTACAAACCCTTCTGTTGCAGCATCTTTAAATACAGCAAACTGTATTACAAGAGTAATTGCTGCATCAGTGTACATGTTAGCAAAACCTGCTATGTCACTATCTCAGGCTTGGATTGAAATGGATGCACCTGGAAAGCATCTTCGACATAGCTTGCTTGGTATACTCAATAGAGACATTGCAGAACTTAAATGTGCTCCATGTGTGCAGTCAGACGAACTCGAAAAGCTACTATCAGGCTTATTCATGCATCATCATTCATACCATGACATTGAAGCCAAATTAGCTGGGTTAAGTATTACAAACTTGCCACTTGTTTACACCGCTGATAGGCGTATGATGAAAAGTGAGTTGTTAGTATATGGAGAAGTTCTTCAACCAGCATCTCTAGAGAAATTGTGTAACTTCTATTGGTGGGATAAGCCAATTGGGCTCAGTAAAGATGTTGCAGATGCTCATTTTGCCCAGTATCAAAAACATATTCCGTGGTTAAGTACTGAGTATAAAGAAACATTAAAAGCTAGTCCATTCAATTCCCATATTCAATTGAGAAATTTCGTTGCTCGGCAATTGTATAGGTCACGTAAACTCAGGATAACAGGTGCTCCAATTGCTGCCCACGCATCACAAGTACA